CAAAAGATTTTATATATCGCGTTCAATGCAGGAAATCTGCAAATGACTTCGATAACAGATACAAGTGTTGACGATTTTTCAGAAAAAAATCAAGAAGAACTATTGTATGAAATGGAAGAATTGCGCGATAAAGGAATTGCACGTAGAAATCGAAAAAATAACGAATTATTTATTGAAATCGTAGAATATTGGGGCGTATTGTGTGCAGTTACATTAGTGCTCTTTATAATAGAACGAATGTGTTGTAATAAAAAGAAAAAGGAGGAGGGCGGAATAACGACGGTATTCTCCGATGACGACATTCACGGAATAGAATTAGGCGAAGGTCGATACCGAAAGGGTTCCATTGATGTATATTCCGACGACCCATTATTAGATACACCCGAGGAACATGTTAGCTATACTGACCGATGCTGCAATACATGTAAACAGAAATGTAACAGAAAATTTATGAATAATATAGTGTATTACACATCATTCGGGGGGTGTTTATTAACATTCCAATATTACTTTTTCCAACATGTAATCTATTATTATATGCCCCTTTCCATAGAAGAGGTGAAATATTTAATATATATCGCATTTTCATCTCAGATACCCTCTATAATGCAGTCTTAATCTAATTTAGCGATTATACAATATTATAATCGTTAAAACTAAATAATTACTCAAAAGCTTTCATAAACGCTGCGTTGTTGGGTCCGCGTCCAAGTAAATTATTCATCATATCAAATCCCTTTTCGGTGCCTCCCTTTTCAAGAATGCATTTTCTATAATGTAATCCAATTTCTCGGTTAAAAATGTCGCCTGAATCTTTAAAATGTTGGAATACTTCTGCGGCATATACCTCACTCCACAAATAACCATAATATCCACTTTGATATCCACCCATTAAATGTCCAAAATTCGCTGCCATACACGATTCCCCGTGAATGAGTGGACTTAGTTCAGATTGGATTTGGTCAAACATTTGTTCGGCGTCCATGGTATTATCACTAGAGTGTAATTTCATATCGTAAATCGCAAATATGAGTTGACGAATATAGTGCAAACCGTTAAACATGTGTTTATTTTTCTTTATCTTTTCCATGAGTTCTACAGGAATAGTTTCACCTGTTTTGTAATGGCTACTAATGCGTGTCAAGAATTCTTCCTCGTAGCACCAGTTCTCAAGAGCTTGGCTTGGACATTCTACAAAATCGAGTTCTACAGAGGTTCCACTGAACATAGCAAATCGATTGATACTTAGCAATTGATGAAAAATATGCCCGAGTTCATGAAAGAACGTTTCTACCTCCCCGAAAGTAAGTAGACTCGGCTTTTCTTTCGTTGGACGCGTAAAGTTGCAAACCATCGCAGAAACAGGGGTGCTTCTTGTCGAATCACCTGAATTTGTTGTGGGAAAATAAGCCGGCTTTAATGTAAATGCGGCCGCATGTCCAAATTTACCGTCACGAGGATATAAATCAACATAAAAATGTCCAATCAGATTACATATTTTTTCGGAAGAATTGTCGTATACAGCATAACATTTCACAGAATCATGCCATGATTGGTCGGCGTTAACCGAAACCTCTTTAATCTGAAGGCTGAAAATATCTTCAAAAGTGCCTAGAAGATTGGGTAATAATGTTTCCAATGGAAAATATTCCTGAACCAACTTTTGGTCATATTGAAGAACCTCTTTTTTATACAGATTTGTATAGTAAGAAAGATTCCATGATTCCATATCGTCTTTATTAAAATGCTGTGCGATTTTATCCTTATCTGATTTCGACGCAGATTTCATCTTTTCTAACAATTGTGTTAGAAAATCGTCAACCTCTTCCGCATTAGAAGCCATTCTTCGGTGAGATAAAATATAATCACGATAACTAGAAAAACCGAGTAACTCCGCCATTTCTTTTCGCAAAACAAGTGTCTCCTTTAATAATTTTTCATTACCAAAGGGTTCTTTACCTCGCAATCCAAACAATTTACTCAATGTTTTACGTGTATTTTCAACATTACAATAAGGCATAATCATATTAATATGGTCGTATTTCGTGGTTACTTTGTATTTACCGTCTTTTTCTTCGAGAGTGTCGATGAAATCGGTAGCGACACCATCAAGCTCTTCCTTTGTAAAAAAGAGATGGTCGTCAACTTCATTTAAATTGTTACTATAGGTAATACTCATTTCGGTAAGCTTCTGATTTATAGTTTCAAGTTTATCGCGTGTATCCTTATCAAGGTGAATACCCTTATGTTTATATCCCTCCATTGTGCGCTGTAAATATAACTGTTCCTCTCCTTCAAGTTCCGACTCGAATTTAGTGTGAAAATTTAAGATAGTATTGTAAACACCCACATCCATAGCCCATTTATTACCAAATTCGGAAACTTTTTTAGAGGATTCAACCGAAGCTTCGCGGACTGTTGAATCAGGGTGAACATATTGCATAAAATCCATACACTCTAATTTTAAATCCCAATCGTCGGTTTGTTCGAAATGTTGGAAAAAATCATTCTTGGTGGAAAATTCTCTACCAATGAAATCGGTATACCAACCATTATATTGTTCAAGAATTGAAGCACATTGAGTTGTGATAGAACCCGCGGTAAGAGGAAAATCGAAATTAGCTGGTAACGCCATGGATGCTGCTAATAATAATAATACAATCAATTATTTATATTGTATTATTTCTAACTATTTATTGTAAAGGTTGTTATGCTTAGAGTCCTCCGGGGAAACCAACCAGGTTAGCACCAATACCGAATCCGGCACCACCGCGGGCAGAAGAAGCCATTGTTGGGACAAAGACATCTAACACGCTGAATGTAGCGGCGGCGGTGAGGGCGATGATGATAACCTCCTCAACCTTAAGAGATTGCTTAGGGATAGCATAGGCAGCAATAGCCACCATAAGACCCTCGATCAGGTATTTGATAGCACGCTTAACAAGTTCACTAAAGTCGAATAATCCGCTCATTGTCTGTTTATAATATAAGTAACGAAAAAAAAACCAACACGGATAATACTAATATTCTAAATATCAAGAATATTCTTTTGTTACAAAATTACTTAAACATTGATATATGTATTATCTCATAGTTTTACTAAATGACTAGTGTTGAACGAAAAAATTTGAGCGATGGAACCCCTAATCCTAAATATGTAGATGTTCTAGATGAGGACGCGGGGATATCCGGACAAAAATTTACATGCATTTCTTTCTTGTCTCCCGAAAAGATTCTAGAAAAACGCGAGTCATATTTGTTTCAACAATTCGTGCAACAGTGGGATTTTACCAAATCAATGACGAAGTTTGGTGATTTTGTTAATTTTATTTCTTATAAATATAACCTGAATGTTGAGAATGTAATGGCGGATTACAACGATTTTTGTAAAGAGGAACAAGAACGCCTAAAAGAGGGTTCTGTATCAGATGATTATCAGAATTTTTTGGATAAGAATGAAGAACGAATCACGGAAACATTTAACCGCGACCATGCTTTCCAAACATCCGTTCGTGGATTGAAAAACAGAGGTAACTTTCCAACACAAGAAGAAGCCGAACAACATTGTAAACGTTTACGCGAAAAGGACCCCAATCATGATATTTTTGTCGCACCTGTAGGCATTTGGCTTCCATGGGACCCCAATGCATACAAGACGGGTCGCGTTGAATTTATGGAAGATGAGTTGAATAAGCTTCATCAAGAAAAGATGAAGAACGAGGCTAAAGCAAAGGACGAATTTGATAAACGCGTTAAAGAAGCTAAAGAGAAAGCAATTGCCGATAATATCAAGAAGGCAGAGGAGTCGGGTAATGTGTTAACTCAAACATTGAACGATGAAGGTGAACTAGTCGGGGTTAAGGATACCATTGATTTTGAAACTCGCGATGTAGCAAATGATGAAGACCGTGAGGCACACGCGAAGGAAGTCATTGAAAATGCAGGTACGTCTGCTGCGGATATTCAAACCGAGTTTGCGGATTCAAATGCCGCCAAGGAGTAAGTATATTGAAATATAATTAAAACATACAAAATCGTTTATTTTCTATGTTTTCACATTGTATCGTCTACCATTTACTAGATGATGTCTTTTTTACATTTATTTGTTGCCCCGTTCTACGTTTTCCTTTGCTTGGGTCATATGCTTCATCTTCATCATCAGAACCCATATTCTTGGAAATATCCCAAAACTCTTTTGAACCTAACTTAAAATCAGGTCTATTTTCCGCTTTATACCAGAAAATTTGGTCATATAATTTATTGGATTTCGCATTGTTATTGATCACTAAGCATTCGTAATTTTCAGTGGTTTGATCCATTACGGATGAGAACGACTCCAATGTAGGAAACATGGAAGCATAATTTTCCCAAATACGTTTTCTATTCGTCATATACGGTTCGCGTAAAATAAACACATAATCGATATTCGTTCGTAAATTAGGAGGTATGCCTAAAGGATATTGCATAGTAATTATGAGCATCACTTTCCAATGACGACCATTCATAAATAGTAGTCTCATCATTTTATCACGTGTCCATGTTTGGTCATATAAACAATCGTCTAGAATTACGAAAGTTCGGGGGTCAATTGTGGTTTTTTTATACACTTCCATGTCCTTATTCATTTGTTTAAGAACCGCCCTTTGACGCCGCAATACATTTTCAATAAGAACCGAATTATATTCCTCATGAATAAATAATTTCGGAACATGTTTGGCGTAAAATCCATTTCCTGCCTCTGTTCCGGATATAACGGTTCCAATTGGTACATCTTGATGATGATACAACAAATCTCTTACTAAAAACGATTTACCTGTATCACGACGACCAATCATCACAATAACCGGACCTTTATTCTCATTTGGTTTAAATGTTATCCATCTCATATCAAATTTTTTCAGTTCTAAAGTCATGATGTGATATATACTAAAGTTTTTAGATTAAAAATACAGAATGCAGACGGATAACTATTTCACGTTTATTTCTGTCGAATATTCTATTTATACACCCTATAATAGATAAGTTCGGAAATGGCGAAATTTACACTAAATTATTCGAAACCAACCAAGATTAACCTAGATATTTTAGGAGAACAATATCAAAATAATAATGGGGATACTATTAACGGTATTCAATACAATCCGTATAATATGCTACATTTACAATTGTATAATCCCATTTACACTTGTTTTTTTGATATGAATAATAAAAATTTCGACCGCATCGCATTAAATCACCCATATCATATTACGGATTTAACGCATGTTCAAAATATACATACTTCCGAAGTTATCGAAAAAAATGTTTTTGTGAAATTCTCACCTCTTATTGACCCTTATCGATATATGATTGGGAAATATGATACCAACAATTCGAATATTCGAACTATGCCTCGATTTGATTCAACCGACGAGTCTATCCACAAAAAAATTATATGTCCCCATAATGCTTCTTATGTCGACGCATTTTTCAGTTACCTTTCTAGTAATTTATTACATACTCATGATTTTATACATAGTGTAGATTATTATGGTTCATATCTCGGCTTACAAGACTCTTTTCGTGTATCCATCTCCGACGATTTAGATTTTTTACGCAATTCTCGCTTTTTTAATGATAACATTGGAAAACTTTTTGTTATTGAAGATAACGAACTATTACATAATGGATTAAATGTGATTGCGGGCTCGAGACAAAATAAACATCGATTATTATTAGAAGATACCGACGATATCAATCTGGATTGCGATTTGTTACCTGATATCAAAAGCGAAACTATTGATAATAACAGCGAGGAAAATATGGAAACTATATACACAAAACATTCTCGTTCTAGTCAGTCAACCTCTGACGAAGAATCGTCAGACAGTGAATTAAATTATAGTTCATCTGACGATTCCGACTCTGATGAGGCATCCGGTTCTAACTCTGACTCTTGTTCAGACGAAAGTAGCGAATTTACAGACGAGGACGAAGAAGATGTATCTGCTTATATTCATAATTTTCCAATGCAGATGATATGTATGGAAAAATGCGACGGCACCTTGGACGAATTATTTGTTAATGATGAAGTATCTGTTGATAATGGCGCCAGTTACTTATTTCAAATAATTATGATTCTTTTCGCCTATCAAAAGGCTTTTCAATTTACACATAACGACCTACATACAAACAATATTATGTATGTGAAAACAGACAAACCATTCTTATATTATAAGCATGCCGGACAAACATATAAGGTCCCTACTCATGGTCGTATTATGAAAATGATTGATTTCGGAAGAGCTATTTATAAATATAAGGGGAAAACATTTTGTAGTGATAGTTTCGCACCCGACGGCGACGCCACCACACAATACAATATGGAACCATTCTTCAATGAAAATCGCCCAAGATTAGAACCAAATAATAGTTTTGATTTATGTCGATTAGGTTCCTCCATGTTTGATTTTGTATTAGACATTGACGACAATATCGACGAAATGGACGATTTGCAAAAAACTATCGCTCGGTGGTGCATGGACGATAATGGGAAGAATATTTTATACAAGAAAAATGGGGAGGAAAGATATCCCAGCTTTAAATTATATAAAATGATTGCACGCACTGTTCATAACCATACTCCCGAACATCAATTGAATGAACCTTATTTTAAACAGTTTCTATCTTCTGATGTTCAAGAAGACCAAATTATTGTCGATATCGACCAAATACCCTCCTATGTGTAAGTAAATAATTATTTTGTCTCATTTGTTATTGAATGAGACAAACGGTGTTTCTCCTACTCCTCCTACTCATGTTCCTTTTCCTCGGGAAAAATATACTCCAGAAATACCCGCTTGTATGTGTTCTCATTTCGGGTGCACATATTGTTGTATTTTTCGACATCCTTCACAACAACCCTTTGGGGTCCTCCGGAATCACGTGCATGAACAACTATTTCGTCGTATAAGTCGTTGGTCGGTATAATTTCGCGGATGTTAATACATTTGCAGAAGTCGTTGTCGTTGTAGGCGTTTATGTGCTTATTTCCACGTGAGCAGTTCATCTTCACGCGAATTGGAACAAGATTACCCGTTCGGTCCTTGTCCATCTCCCCGACCCAATCGCTACTATTAGGCACAATATGTTCTATTGAAAATTTGTCTTTTAGCATATTTACCGGTATGCTATCTTTATATACAAAGAACATCAAGACCTTTTCGAAAAATCTTAGCTGACGCCTCTTGTCGTTTTGTCGTTTTGTTCTCGCGTCGTCCAGAAACCGAACATGAGGATTGTTCACCTCTTTGTATAACGCATCAATCACCCGACCAAACAGTTGTTTGGTGATACCTTCACTGATATTTTCCGGAGAATTCATCATCTTGTGCGCCTTTGATTCCACAAAACAACCGCCACCATCGAACCGAATTGTATCAAACGCCGAAAACTCTTTTCTTGTACCATGATTCTTCACATCTTTGGTCATGAAAAAGAACATCAGTGCGATTGTAATATGTATTTTTTGAGTATTTTTAGGAACGGTTTTCTTGCTCAAACTAAATCCCACCAGTGCGCTTAGAATAATATACACGTTATTCTTCTTCAAACTCTGAATTTTTGTTTTACATGACTTGTTAAAGAGTGCGTCATCGACTCTATCATCAAAAATGTTACAAATTATTTCGTTCAGCAGCTCACATGAACTGGTTATACACTGGATGAAGTTGTTGATATTCTCCGTGGTGAACGAGTCACCGCCCAATTTATACATTTGTTTATACATCTTGAAGAACAATGAGATTCCTTGAACCTCGCTTTGCGGAATGAATTTATATTTTTCACTACACAAATTCTGAAACCCGATAATCAGATCATGTGCGTTCAGTTTGTCGTCGTGCTTAAATGTAAAACACTCAAGCACTTCGTCGTTCGCCTTTTCTTTGTAGTATGTAACAATCTGTTCCCTGATTGCGGTTTCATATTGTTTATTGATAATATCAAAGTTAGTCTCGTTAAACAATTTACACGCCAACAGTTCAGTTTCCG